TGTCATATATGTCACCATCATACTTGAAACCACTAGCCCACAGCCACATCAAGTCATGCTGTGCGTTGTGCATAACTAACAGTGTAGCTCTATCTAGTATAGCCTGTAGCTGTCGTGATCTGTCACCCGATATGTCTTGGTACTCAACGTGATCAAACGTCATGATGTACTTCTCATCTGGGTTATCTAAGTTCTGTACCCCTACTTGTGTTAGTGTATTAGTAGGTTCGAAGGGGTCCATGTGTGTCTTACCACCTCGTTTAGTTACTGTATTCTCTACGTCTAGTACTAGTCTCATTATATCCTTCCTATCTAAGCTGTAAATCTAGCAGTGCTACCATCTAACTCAACAGTTATTCTACCGTGCCACCCCCCTTTTAACTTATTCTTAGCAATAATCAAGTGCCTTTCTGGATCTTTTTCATCACTGTCGTAGTCCTTTCTATTCGCAGATATTAATATCATTAGGTCTGTCTCTGCTGCCTTACCTGTCTTACTCCCTTCGAGCATGGACATATCTACATTGACTACGTTCTCCGCTACTGCAGATAACTGAGACATATAGATGATAGCACAGTCGTACTGCTTGGCTATGTTACGTGCATGAATAGCATTATCTTTTAATACTATGTCAGACCTATCTCCCTTTGCCGCAAACTTATCTCCGATGTCTAGTACAACTATGTCAGGTCTGTATCCCTTGATGTAACCCTCTACTCTGTCCATTGTAGTACCAGTCACATCCTTTATGTATAGGTTCTCTGTAACTTCATTGTATCGTTCAGCAGTTAGTACAGGGTTTGCATATATCTGATCTTCACTCATACCTGTAGATGCATTCACATATCTCATGGCTACCCTGTCGTATGACTCCTCATTCACTAGCACCATAACTTTAGCACCCTGATTAAGAAACCCATTAGGAGAAGCTATAAGAGAGGCATGGAAGCTTGTCTTCCCTGTATTAGACCTTGCCCCTACCATAACTAGATGACCCCCACTGATGCCCTCTACCCTACGCTTGAGACTAGGTATATTAAACTTCCATTGTGCCTGTGTCTTACTTAACTTTAGTAGTGTCTCTAACCTAATGTCATCCCACTCTACAGTTAGGTTAGGCATGAAGTCGTCTTGATAGTCATCAATTAATTTACGTAAGGGTTCCATGCTGTGCATCTTACCATTTACATAGTCTATCCCAATGTTGGCTACCTCTTCTCCTACTACTCTCTGAAATAACTTAGACAACACATCAGATGTAATAGCTTTGTCTAAGGGTGTTTCTCTTTCAATCTTCTTGAAGAGATCTTTAAAGACTTCTTTGTTAGCTGTAGTCATAGTACCATTGTTAGCAAAGAACAAAGCCTCAAGTGTAGCTGTCGTCAAAGACTTATCGTATGTCTGCATTGCATACTCTAAGGTTTGTTTTATTTTACGTAAGTCTTTGCCGAATAACTTATCGGGAAACCTTATGCCCTTGTTCTCATCAAAGATTTCTTTGTCCATCATAGTTTTTATTAATGCTAATTCATGCATCATGTTGTGTACTCCTTCAATTTAATTAAGTCCTCTTCTGTTTTATATTTTATGTCGTCTTGTAGCATCATTGCCATAGTCTCAATCCCTGTCCACGATTGTATTTCTTTTCGATACTCAATACTTTTGTGAGTAGCATCAGGGTCTAGTGCAACTATAATTCTAGTGTAGTCCTGTAAGTATTCCATATGTGTGTGATTAATATTTGTACCTAAGATAGCTATACCTGTGACATTTGGACACACCTTAGATACAATGATAGCACTGATAACATCCTCTACTATTACAGCTACGCCATTAGGTTCACCCATACACCTACTGAATACAGTAGCGTTACCAGTATACCTGAGCCACTTAGGTACAGAGCCATTGAGTGACCTACCTATAGCATCTATAACTTTATGCTTATCTCGTATGAGAAACACAACACGCTCATCCTTAACGTCATACATTACATCTAAGTATTCATTCTCTAAGCCCCACCTAGATACAAATCTATGGTAGTTAGTCTGAGAAGGCTCAGGGTATGTGATGTACTCAGGTACATTGAATGTCGGTATCGACACAGGCTTAGTCTCTTTTAGGTTAGATAACCTAGTAGCTATCTCTTCGGTAGTTAAGTTGATGGGTACAAATCCCGGCTTGAGTGAGCAACTTAGTTTGTAACAGTTGTACAACACAGCACTATCAATTTTTGTAGCCGTAAAAGAATTGCTACCATTACAGATAGGACAATCAGACCTGACCCCTACACCATCGGATAAGTCTAGGTCTTCAATGTATTCCTTAATGTTTATCGTCATTATTAAATCTCCTTTCTAGTGCAGTACTAGCACCACTGTATGTGTTTACAAGGTAAGGCTTGACACTCTGCGGTGACTGATGACCTGATACTTGCATGATACCAACCAAGTCAACACCTGCCTCAACCATTTCAGTTATAGCTGTACGCCTAAGATCCCTTGCTTGTAACTCTTTAGGTAGATTAGCTTCGTCCTTTACCTCATTGATAAGTATATGTATTTCATCAATCGTATAGTGTGAGTAAGCCCCTGCCTTAGTTTCAGTGCGAGGTGCTACGTAGTCTTGGAAGTCAAAGTCTTCCTTCTGTTGTGCAAGCATCTTAATTAGATTGTCACTGATAGGTAAGTGTACATCTACGCCACGCTTACTTTGCTCTAAGTCCATACGTTTTTTATCGAAGCTAATGGAGTCCCATTTTAGTGTACGCATATCACCTACACGTTGACCCCACTCGTAAGACATATGAACTATCAACCCTATGCTACGCCACCTAAAGTTATTGTAAGCTGTATCTAAGAATAGCTTTACTTGTTCGGGTTGCCACATCACCTTGCGAGGTTTTGATTTAACCTTCTTAACTAATGCCATCGGGTTGTGAGGTATAGCTTCATGCTTAATAGAATAGTTTAATATTATACTAACACAGGTAGATATATAGTTGGCGGCACGTATGCCTGAGTTAGCTAACCAATACTCATACGCTACAGTTAGATACTTATAGCGTACATCTTTTAGTTTTAAATTACCTAACATAAGATTGTCTGATACTTTAGTTGCACAAGCCTTAGTTAAGTTACTGCCGTAATCCTTCTGACTCTTGTACTTAAGAGAACAGAATGATGGGCTACCCCTATAAGAGTTACACGCTTGAGCGAAGGTTGATGTAGATTTAATCTGATGTTTCATACTATATGATCCCCCTGAGAGAAGTATAATATAATAACAATATAACAATAATAGTTACTAAGTTAAACAATAACCTACTCATTTTATAACCCTCAAGTGTGACCTATCTTTCTTAGCTGGTACTCTATCTTTAAAGGAGTTCTTTATTATCTCCACTGATGCATCAGCCATAGCGCATACCAATCGTACTGTCTCAACACGTAAGTCATTATACAAATCAGGATGTTCTTCCTCTAAGTCAAGCTCTGGCTGATCATTACTTATATAAGTAGTGATGTTGTGACAGTATGCTTCCAAGTGTTCCGCTACTGCCTCAGCAAATACATCAGATACTATTGGCATGAAGTGGTAGTCTTCCTCTTCGTAGTGAACTACTGCGTATAGTATTTCGGGTATGTCTTCATCAGTCATCTTCTTCTATCCTTTCTATTGTTATGTTGTCACTCAGTACGCCTGTCTGCCTATAGACTAGAGCATAATGATCAGCCCATAGAGCCATGTGTCTGTATATCTCATACGGATCACCAGAATCTATGAGTACGTTTGGTTCATTCATTGTGATGTTGTACTTAGGCATCAGTCTCCTCTTCATCGTCTTCTTCTACACAAAAGTTTACAGTGCGTAGACCCTCAAATGAATTGACTACCAGATAGTCAGTGGTAGGGCAAGTGTGTAACCATTCTCTGAATTGTTTAAGTGTCATCATCTTTCATCTCCTCTAGTTCTGCAACCACGAATGGGTCAAGGTAATTCTCTATGATAGTTAACTGATCTTGGATGTGTTCTATATCTTTTTGTAGAACG